AGGAATAAATGCCAACATTTAATCATGGTAAAAATGCTGTTGTACTATTAGATGATACAAATCTATCTACAACTTTAACTGATGCAAGTGTATCTTTAACAGCAGATGTAGCTGAAACTTCAACATTTACAGCAAGTTCTAAAACTTATGTTTCTGGATTAAAAGATGGAACAGCTACTCTTTCAGGTTATTTTGAGAGTTCAAGTCCAGATGCAGATGCAGAGTTTTTATCCCAATTAGGTAGTTCAGGTAGTGCTTTTACTATTGCTCCTATTGGGCATACAAGAGGAAATCCAACTGAGTTTGGTAATGTCATTGAAACTTCTTATGATAGATCAGCAGACATTGGCTCAGTAGTTGCAGTAGCTGTAGCATTTCAATTTGATGGAGATGCACACAATGGCAAGAGCTTACTTGCTCCAACAGCTATAACAAGTTCATCTAATGAAACAGGAGTTGATTATGGTGCTGCAGGTACTAATGGTGGTGCAGGAGTGCTACATTGTACTGTAAGTAGTGGATCTCCAACATTAGATGTTAAAATACAAACAAGTGCTGATAATGTAACTTTTTCTGATTATATAACTTTTACTCAGGCAACAGGTACAACATCAGAATTAATAACAAGTGATACTAATCCTGCAAGATATGCAAGAGCTGTTCTAACTTTTGGTGGATCAGGTAGCATAACAGCAGCAGTTAGTTTTGCTCAGAAATAAATATAGAGGAGAAAGATAAATGCCAACATTTACACATGGAAAGAATGCAGCATTCAAGATTGATGATTCTGGTGGAACTTTAAGAGATATCTCTGATGTTCTTACTGATGTTTCTATTTCAAGAACTGCTGATGTTGCTGAGGTTTCAGCATTTTCAAATTCTAGCAAAGCTTTTGTTAGTGGATTGAAAGATGCAACTTTAACAATCTCAGGCTCTTTTGATGCAACTGTTGATGGTTACCTTTCTGGAATACTTGGAGCAGAGGGATCTTTTGAGTTTTATCCTATTGGAACAACTGGAGGAAATCCTAAAGCATCAGGAGAAGCAATAATGACTTCTTATGATAGAACACCTGATATTGGTGGAGCTGTTACTTTTACAGCTGCTTTTCAAGTTTCTGGAGATGTAACTGAGGGAACTGCTTAAAATAAACATTAAGTAATTCACAACAGAAAAGAGGTTATCATGAAGAGGCTTAAACTAGATGATATATCTAATGCTCCTGCACTTCCTACCAAAGAAATAGAGATTTCTGAATGGGATGCAACAGTTATTGTTACAGGCTTAACTAAAGCAGATGCAGTAAAAATTAATCAACTATCAGAAGTTGATGGAGTTAGAGATGAAGTCCTTTTTGAAAAACACTTATTGCTAACAGGATTAAAAGATCCAGAGTTTGATTCATTAGAACAAGTAGAAGAGTTTTATTCTAAAGCAACACCAAATATAGTAGATAAAATCCTAATGGGGATTTATAGGTGCATGGCTTGGACTAAGGAGGATCAAGCTAATATAGCTGATCAATTTCCAGAATAACACAGAACTAGCTTTTGAATTTAGATTAGCTTTAGATTTAGGAATGACTGTTGATACTCTTAGAAAAAGTATGAGTGTTGAGGAATTTGAGTCTTGGAAGTTATACTACATAGATAAGAATAAAAAAGAGCAGAAAGCTATAACAGAGGCTAAGGCTCAATCTAAATTGAGGAGATAAGAATGGCAAGAGCCACTTTAGAGATGTTTTTAAAGCTCACAGGAGCTAATAAAACTTCACAGGGTTTAGAGAAAGTTTCTAAATCTACTAAAGAATTAGATAAAGATGTAGATAATGCTTCTAAAGCTAATGCACAATTTGCTGCAGGTATGTCTAGTCTTTCTAAAACAGCTATTGCAGGTGCAGCAGCTTTTGCAGCAAAACAACTAGCAGACTTTGCAATCTCTTCAATTCAAGCAGCATCAGCAGCACAAGAAGCTGCAGGAGCTTTTGGAACTACTTTTGGTGGTGCAGCAGAAAAACTAAGTTTAGAACTAGAAAAGAATGCCAATATGTTTGGCTTGACTACATCAGAGGCTAAACAATTAGTAGGTGTATTTGGTGCTGTTGCTCAAGGTTTAGGATTTACACAAAATGAATCAGCAGATCTATCAGCTAGATTATTTTCACTAGCAGGAGATATTGCCTCATTCAACAACATTACAGCAGGTGCAACACCAGTATTACAGGCTTTTAGATCAGCTATTGTTGGAGAAAGAGAAGCACTAAAGACTTATGGTATTTCTGTACAAGAAGCTGAGGTACAAACTAAAGCCTTTTCAATGACTGGTAAAAGAAGTGCTGATGAACTTACTAAACAAGAAAAAGCATTAGCAACAACAGAATTAATATTTGAAAGAGCTGCAGTACAAATTGGTAATGCTGAAAGAGAAGCAGGAGGCTTTGCTGCTCAGATGTTACTTACTAGATCAGCAACACAGGAACTTAGAGAGGAAGTAGGTGCAGAATTATTACCTGCTGCAGGAGAACTTTTAGGAGTATTTAATAACTTTGTTGATAACATATCTCCTGCTGTTGTTTCAGGATTTGGATTAGTTAATGATGCTATTGTTGCAACTGTAGATGCTACACAAAAAGGAAGAACAGAGTTTTATAAATACTTTAGAACATTCATACTAGGGCAAAATGCACTTAAAGGAGATGCTGATGCTATAGAAACTCTTAATAAGGAAATGCAAAAAGAAACTGAAATACTTAATGAAAACTCTGTACAAATACTAACAAATACAGGGCTTTCCTTAGATTTCTTAGATGTAATTAATAAAATGAATGCTGCTTATGCACAAGAGTTTACTAACTTACAGAAAACTAGACTTGGTTTACTTACTAATGAAACACAAACTAAAAAGCTTTCAGACACTATAAGAACAAAACTTAATCCAATATTTGGAGAACAAAATAGCTTAATTATGTCAAACATCAATTTAGAGCTAGAGAGATCAAAGATTATGGATTTAATAAGTTCTGCTAATGATGATGTAGCTAGAGCAACTAGAAATAGAAATCAAGCAGCTAAGGACTTAGAGAGATTGCAGATTGATGAAAATGTTAGAGATGCAGAAGCTGCAATAAGAAAAAATGAATTAACAACACAGATTGCTTTACTTACACAAGCTAAACAGAATGGCAAAGATGTTACTGCAGAACTTGCTTTAGCTGAGGCAGAGTTAGCAGAGGCAGAGTTTGAATTAGCTAATGATTCAGATGCACTTAGACTTGCAAGAGAGAGATTAGATTTAGCTGAACAAAATTTACAAAAATCAATAGATAATCAAAATAAAGCACAAGAAATTAGAAAAAATTTACTTTATGAAATTATAGATATTACAGAGGATAGTGAAAAAGCTACAGATAAATATACAAGTGCTTTAGAAAGAAACTTAGAGGCTTATAAAAAATTTAGAGCTTTTGAAACAGCTCCAGATTTAGGATTTCCTAGACCTGATCCAGATCCAGAGCCTGATATACCACCTATTCCAGAGCCAACTCCTGTTCCTACTCCTCTTGTTAGTGATAATAGTAATGTTGACACAGGTTTAAAAAATGCTGCAACAGATGTAACAGTAAAAGTAGAGCTTTCAGACAATGCAGAAGATTTTTTACAAGTAACACAAGAGAGATTAGCCAAAAAAGGCTATGCAATAAGCTAATGAGTGTTGCTTTTGATTCTAATGTTGATTTAACAGTTGAAATTGCTTTTGACTCTAATCCACTAGATACAACTCAAACATTTACTGATGTTTCTCCTTATTTAAGAAGATTTAATATAACTAGAGGTAGAGCTACTAACTTATCTAATTTTAATCCTGCTAATGTAAATATAGTTTTAGACAACTCAGATAATAGATTTAGTCCTAATCAATCCACTTATTATTATGATGCTGTAAATAATAGAACTAAGATACAGCCACTAAAAAGAATAAGAATAAAAGCAACTTATGATGCTGTTGAATATACTATCTTTCATGGCTTTGTAGAAAGCTTTCCTGTTAACTATCCTGCACAGGGATCAGATTCAGAAACTAAATTAAAATGTGTAGATGCTTTTAAACTACTTAACAATGCTACATTAGATGGCTTAGGGTGGCAGTTAGGTATTTCTAAACTAGGTACTACAACTAGGCTTACACTTACACAAGCACAAGAATTAAGCTCTGTAAGGGTTAAAAACATACTTGATAGCTTTGGATATAGCAATCAGGCAATATCTACAGGACAACTAGAAGTGCAAGTACAATCAGAAACAGATACTCTATTAGCAGCTTTAAGAGCTGTTGAACTAGCAGAAAATGGAACATTTTTTATAGGTGCTAATGGAGATGCAACTTTTAGAGATAGAAACTATAGATTAACCAACACAACAACACCAGAAGCCTCTTTTGGGCAGGGTGTAGGGCAGTTAAACTATGTTGATATTGTTACCTCTTATGATGATGACAAGATTATTAATACTGTACAGAGAACAAGAACAGGTGGCACAACACAAGTTGCTATAAGTTCTGATTCAGTAGAGAGATTTGGCTCTAATGTTTTAACACAGTCTGGAACTTTAAATACACAGGATTCTGATGCTTTATCTATTGCAGAGCAGATTGTTGTGGCTAATGACATACCACAGACAATTATTGAGTCTTTATCTTTTACACCTAGAGAAAATGTTAGTTTGTGGGCTAAAGCACTAGGATTAGATTTAGGTAGCTTTGTTGAAGCAAGTGTTACCACTACAGCAGCAACTACAGAAACTTATGATCTCTTTATAGAGAGAATAAAACATACAGTAGATGCTAGAAACAAGACTTGGAATTGGCAGATAGGGTTATCCCCTGCTGCTACAGGTGCTTGGATTTTAGGAGTCA